ATATTTTAATACAGAATGTTCTTGTATATTAGATTCAAGTATTGGTTTTAATCTAGCCATAATAGGATTAGCACCATTTTGAGGATCTTGTAAATACATCATCTTTGTTTGTATATGAGCATCATGATTCTGTCCTGGAAATGCTGCAATAGGTATACCCTTTGTTGCAGCCATTATATCAGATACAGGATCTAATTGTTGTGGTTCTTTCTTAGGTGGTAGTATTTCTTCTAAGTTAGGTAGATTAGCAGCATTTAATATTGTTCTATTTAATGCTTCTAAGTTAAACATACCAGGAGGTGATTGTTGTGCCATTTGTAATGCCATCTGTGAAATCATCATTCTATGAGCATTTGATGGAATGTTAGGATCAGATACTGGAAGAACATCTATCCTACCATCAAAGTCTTGTTTAAGAACATTCTTTTCAGCAAAAGGTACTTCATATGGATATTCAGAAGGTAGATAATCATAGTTTATCTGGGCAAGTATTTTAAATTCATCTCGTTGAGATTTGTGTAATCTCTTGTGAATAGCAGAGAAGAACTTACTTGATGCTTCTAGTAATGCCATTGTTGTACCCACAGGTCCATAAGATGCTGCGTCAGAAACAATTTGTTCTGTACTATCAGCAAACTTTTGACCTGCTTGAGTAATGAAGCCAAGCATATTGAACAGAGTTGAGGAAGGCTCTTTATAAGGGAGAGACACTATAGCCTTGTTGAGATCTTGTCCTGTTGCTTCAACTTCTTTAAACTCACCTGGTGATATAGGATCGTTGTCTCCAACAATTCTTACACCCTTTGCTTTGAATCCTCCTGGTAAGTTTGCGAACTGACCTGCATCCACTAAACTTCTCATGGCTGCAGTAGCAGTCATAGTTAAGTTTCCTAAGAAGTGCATGAGACCAAATCCATAGAAACTAAAGCCTGGTACGAATCTGTAATGAACAAAGTGAGACACTTTCTCTTGATTCTTATCATCCTTCTTATAGTTTCTACGAATACTTAAAATTTGTTGTGACTTCTCTTCTACTGTAACAATATAAGGAAGAGCATAGTCTTCTTCTATTTCTAAATAACAATGTTGTTCTAGTAATGTATATTGTGGATCATTTGTTCCTGTAGGAGACAAACCAATAATTGTATCCATCTTTTCTGAAAAAGAAGTAGGTTGTGGATTAGTTGCTTCTGGTAATTCTATATCTCTATATATTCCTGTTCTTATATCTTTAGCTAGATCAACAGGACTTCTATATATTACATGTGTGTATCTATCTGCTTTACGTAGATTAGATGCATAGTAAGAAACATAGAATTGATCAATAGGAACAAATTCAGATACTGGTCTTTTTAAATTAGCATCATAATAAACTTTTTTAAATGCTGATCCTATTAATGGTAAGTGAAACAACATTCTTTCAAACTCATCAAAGTATTCAGGCATTTGCTCTGTTGTTTGATAGTTCATAAATTCTTGTACACGATTAGCTTGGTCTTCTCTTTCAGGAGTAGACTTGCCTAGTATCTGTGTTTTAACTGGACCTGATGGTGGAAATAATTCTTGTATTGCTTTTGATTGAAACTTAACAGCAGATTCTATTAACATAGGATGTACTGCTGTACATGCACCTTCAAATGGTTCTGATGTTTCTTGTATCTTTAATCCTAGTAGATCAAAACCTTTTTCAAACATTGCTTCCCATTCTGCACGAGATTCTTTATCTGATGTATAATTATCTACTACATCTGCTGCAATGTTTTCTTGTTCTTGATCTTCTAATGTATCTGTAAGATCTCCATACCACTCTTGGATCTCTTCTTCAGCTTCCATTTCTACAACACCTGTAAAGTCTACAGTAACACCACCATCATCTTCCATCTCAAATGTTGGTGCACCTTCTATCATCTCTTCAGGTGTAGGCATTTGAACTACATTAGTTATTTCTTCTCTAATTTTTTCAAATGGATTTTTTTCTGTTGCCATTGATTTTCTCTCTCTCTATAATAATCTACGTTAGGATCGTATTTATTAGTGATAATTATAGTATGCTTTTTATTTGTATCTGCATACTTTTTTTCCATTTTATATATTATAACATTAAGTTATATTAAATGCAAGTTATATTAATCTTTGTGTATTATAATTTTTATGATAATCTTTTAATACTGTACCACCTTTAGCTTTCATTGGATTAGGATCAGACCAATCTTTTACTTTTGAAAATTTATCTTTTATTTGTGTAGGATATAAAAGCATTAAACTATCTTTATCTATAGGTCCTTCATGTTTATTTTTATAAACAAAAGAATTAAAATTATTATTTTTTCCCCATTCTCTTAATTTAGTAAGCCAATAAACTTTACCTGCTTTTGTATTAAAAAAATATTCATCACTTCCTAAAATTTCATTTTTACGTTCATATTTTATTGCATCATTATAAATTTTATTAAAATCATTTTTTAATTTAGTTGGTAATTTTAAGTTATCTATTTCTTTTTTCCAATTTCTAGGATCTGAAAATCTATTTATATCAGGAATACGTAAAGACTTAACATTAGGATTTAATGAACCTAAATATGTTATTGCATCTTCTGAATCTTTAACAATTACATTTGATGTTTTAGGATCTGTTGCAACATGTATACCTATATCTGCTTCAGGTGCTTTTCTTCCAGTAGGATTAAATAATCCTTTCTCTTCAATTTTTTTTAAATTTTTAGAAGATGTTCCATGAAATATATCTATAAGATCATCTACTTTTTCTACACCTTCATCAACAACTTTCTGTGCACCTTTAGCTTTACCAATTAATTTATTTTTTTTTAATAATGATTGAATTTTATTTTGTAAAGTATTTAAATAATTTTCAAATTTATTATAAGTAGTTAAATCTTCTGCAGAAATATTTAAAGATGTACTAATATCTGTAGCTTTTTCTTCAGGTAAAATATTAAAAGGATTAAACTCTCCTTTAACCTTTTCTGATCCTCCTTTATAATGAATACGTGCATTTATTATTGGTCTATTATTTTTTATAGCTTCTGCAACTCTATGATTTCCTTCATTTATAAAAGGTGTTCCATCTTCTCTAACATAAATTTGTATAGGATCTTTTTGTTTATAACCTTTTTCTTTAATATTTTTTTCTAGTCTTTTTAATTTTTGTCCTGAATCTCTAACTATATGTTCTCCATGTACACCTTGTACATTCTTTAATATTTTTGGATTTAAAGCTACATTTTCTACTAATACTGTTTCTGAATCTGGAAGTTTTAATTCATAATCTTTTATTTTTTTTCCTTCTTTATTAGCTTTATCTATTTGTTTTATTCTTTCTTTATATGCACTTTCTACTTTACCTTGTCCATATGTACGTTGGAAGGCACTATCCCATCTATCACTTTTTGAAATTTTAATAGGGATACTTTGTGATACTTTTTTTATAACAGACTCATCAAATATAACATATGAATCTGCAGGTTTTACATCTATTCCTGTATCTGTTAAATCTAAATTTTTTAGTCTAGGATTTGTATATCTTTCACCTTTTAAAATTGCATCATAAGCTAGTATGTCATTAATATTTTCTTTTGCCATAATATCTTTAAAAAGTTTATTGGGTCCAGCATCTACCTCATTAAAATATTTAATAGCTTTAATATTTTTTTCTTTTAAAAGTTTTTTATACATTCTATTAGCTGCTTGATAATACTCTTTATTACCCCAGCCATACTTATCTTCCAAATCAAGTATGTTATTAAATAATTTACTATGTTCTTCTTTTGTTATAAACTTTTCGCTTAACATTTCATCAGCAAAATCATCAGGTTCAAAAGCTCCACCTTTACGTTTTAATGTTAAAATTTCTTCTGGTTTTGCATCTAATTCAAATTCTTCTGTTTTTAAATTTTTATTATCTCCACGAGTAGTAATAGCTGCGTTTCTTGAAATTTCTGCATTACCACCTAAATGAAATCCTAAATCATTTCCTGTTTGTAATTTTCCTTGTATTCCTTTTTTTGCATCTGTTGTATGAAATATAATTCTTTTATTTCTTGCAGCTTTAGCAGCTAACTTAGCTAATTGACTTACACCTATTAAAGCTGCTCCTGGAACTGCACCTAATCCTGTACTCATCATTACAGCACCTGCTCCTGTACCAACATCTCCTCCAGTACTTATAGTTTTTAATAATGCATCCAGCCATCTTTCATTTTTTATATCCTCTGAGATAGTTGATTCTAAATCTGATAGTCCAGTTTCTCTAGCTATATCAGACATAGGAAGCATCTGTGCTCCAAATGTAGCAACATCTTTCCAAGAACCTTTCTGTCCTGTATCTTGATTACCTATACCATATTTTAATGAACTTAAACCATCTGCCATAATGTAATTATACCACTAAACTCTCCAGTACGCAAGTTTTTTTTCTTTTGGTTCATCATCCCAATCAGGATCTTCTGGATGTTGTAGATGCCAAGACTCTTTCATATAGTGTATAGCCATTGTCATTGCATCAACTTGGTCATCATGTGCAGCATTAGGAAACCTTAACATCTCTTCTAATAAATCTTCTGACCACTTTTTATTTTTAGGAAACCATACTCTACCAGATTCCATCATTGGTGTTGATGCGTATACTCTGGATACTTTATCTCTATCAGGTAAGTATTCTAATACAGGTATACCAGCTCTACGCATATCTTGTATTAATGATTGTCCTGATGCTTTCTTTTCTACCATACATACATCAGGTCTATGTTCTTGATATAACATTTGTGTCATACGTCTAAGTTCTGGATATTCAAATCTACCTTTAATGTTTCCTAATAGAATAAGATTACCTTGATAAGATTCTAATCCTTCTTCATCTTGATCATACATAGAGAATATACCCCATGTTTGAATAACACTATAATCTGCTGTAGTTTTTGTAGAGAATGCTGTATCATATGTTTGTATTATAAAATCACATGGAGGTGGTTCATCATATTCCCACCACTTCAACCATTTCTTCTTTATAAGTCCACCTTCATCTGGTGTAGGATCTTGCATATACAATGCAT